CAGGTCGCATAATGAGCGAGTCATTGGCTGCCATCACCGTTGCTCTCATCAGCACGATTGGGGTTGTGCTGGTAGGTTTAATGCAGTTATTCAAAAAGGAAGCAAGAGAAAATGCGAGAGTAAATAACGAAGATCACGCAATAGTTCAACAGCAGTTACGAATGATATTCAAATCGGTTGGAAAAGTAGATGACAAGTTAGAGAAACACTTAGATCAACACACAGAAGGAACGACAAGTGGGAAAACTCTTAAAAGAAATTCGTGATACGCCAGCGATCAGAGGCGGATCACCGAAGAAGATTGACATTATTCTTGAACAATTAGATGAGCAAGATCGTAAAGATTTATTAGACGCACTCAACGATCACACGATTCAAGCCACAACAATTTATCGTGTGTTGAAGAAGCGTGGCTTTGATATCGGGCGCAAATGTATTAACCGATACAGAGGCTTTTACAATGAGTCTTAAAGACGAGATCACTAATGTTGATACCGATTTGATTCGGATTCGCAAACAGCGTGATGCTCTCAACAATCAGAACGCCAGACTGACCACAAGACTTGAGGAGTTAGAAAAGACGCTTGCGATTGTTGATCGTGTGAACGGTGTAATCATTGACCCTCCTTCTTGGCTTGCCCCGAAGAAACCTAAATCATCTGCTGCAACTCTCGTAGTGATGTTGAGTGATACACACTTTGACGAGGTGGTGAACGCCGAAGAAATGGAAGGCTTGAACTGTTACAACCGTGAGATCGCTGTGATGCGTTTAGAGAAGTGGACACAGAATGTGATCAAACTTTCACGCCACTATTTGTCGGGCGTTACTTATGACGGTGTGGTTGTTATTTTGGGTGGCGATATTTTTACGGGCGATATTCACGAAGAACTCGCACTCACAAACGAGGACACAATGATTGGCTCACTGTTGTTTTGGTCTGAACAGGTTGCTGCTGCTATCGGGCTGCTCACTGACGAGTTCGGCAAATGCTATGTAACGAGCGTGGTTGGTAATCACGGGCGCACGACACGCAAACCACGAATGAAGCAACGGGTGAAAACAAACTTTGATTATCTGCTTGCGAAGATGGTTGAAAGAAACTTCAGAACAGACAAGCGCATTACTTTTGATATTCCTGAATCGGCTGACGCACTAATAAAGATTTATGAACACGGTCATTTGATTACGCACGGCGATCAAGTTTCTGGCGGTGGTGGTATCGGCGGAATCTATCCACCGATTATGAGAATGAGAGCAAGGAAGCAAGCACGATATATGGCAACAGGCAAATCGTTTCAAACACTTTGGCTTGGGCACTGGCATCAATACATTTCAACACCGTCAATGATCGTGAACGGAAGTCTCAAGGGTTTTGACGAGTATGCGATGTTGATGGGTTTTTCGCACGAGCAGCCTCAACAAGCGTTGGCGATTGTTACGCCTGAAAGAAACATCACGATTCAAGCACCTGTGTTTTGTTTAGATCGTAAGAAAGAAGGCTGGTGAGGTATGGGAACGATTGTGCTGATTGTTTGGCACGATGCTCATTCGGTTGCTTCTACTTGGATTGATGTTGCCGATATTGATGTTGAGCCTGCGGTGGTTGAGAGTGTCGGTTTCTTGTTGGCTGATGCAAAGCCTAGACATATTGTGTTGGCGCAGAGTTTGACTGGTGATGAGTGTGATCATATTTTGGCTGTGCCTGTTGAGATGGTGCGGTCTATGAAAGTGTTGTGCGCTGATGGATATGTCAGAGGCAATCAAGTATTCTGAAAAGTTGTGCGGAGTGTTCTCCTTCTCCGCTTCGCATACGAGTTGAGTTGCCCTTGCAGAAATGTTGGGGCAACTCCTCGTAATTTCTAAAAAGTTTTGTGAGCGAAAAAATGGGTGAATATTTTTTTAAGATTTTTTTTGAGCCTTATTTTACTTGGGCAGTTTTGTTGTTTTTGATGTTTTTGGATTTGACAAAGTTTTCTATCTGCTAAACTGTATGTATCGGGTAACAATCCGATAGTTCAAGAGGAGGACTGAAAATGGAAACACAAGAAGCAATTCAAGAAGTTAGAGAAGCAGTTAGCGAGTTCGGTGTTCCGTGTTGGGTGGCACATATCAGTTACCCGATTCGTAGTGCAGTTCCGAAAGAGATCATCAGAGAGTTCAATTCATCAGCGAAAGTATCTGAGGGTTGGTCACGCCAGTTTGACGGGCGATTGATCTACGGCAAGACAAGAGCCGATGGTGTAGCAGACATATTTGCTTGGGCGAAGGAACACATCTTTGAGATGGTCACAGTTAAGCAAGTTGCTGAGGCTTGTGATGTGAGTGAGAGTTGTGCAAGAGGCACGATGAACAAACGCCCTGATGTGTTTAAGAAGTTCGGGCGAGAGTATGAGATCAGAGATGCAGATGCCGATAGGAAAGCACAGAAGAAATAACTAACACAAGTTCAAGAGAGGACTTATGACAAAGCAAGTTAGATGGAAATGCGAGAAGTGTGATGATGGGTTGTTAGCACCGTCACGACCACGAAAGAATGATGTGCGCCGATACTGTCTGCCCTGCTCAGCGAAGCAAGGCACACTCGTTGAGCGCATAGCACCAGCGTTACAGAAGCATCGTGAGAAGCGAGCAGCGTTTGTATCGGTCAAAGTTAAAGAGAAGCGTGTGCGTGAGCAACAGAAACTCCAACCGATTAAAGAACGACAGAAGAAAGCGAGACAACGCCAAGCCATTTTTGAAAAAGAAGCAGATCGTATTTGGTCGTTGTTCTATCCTGAAGGCACTTGGAGGAAGCGACCACGAATCAAAATAGTTTTTGCTCGCAATAGAGGTTGCAGTGGTGTGAATTATGGTGGCAGTAATATTCTTATTCGTATAGGTCGCACTTCTTCTGGTGGTGTTTCTGAGTGGGAAGTTTTAGCGCACGAACTTTGTCATTCAGTTGTGCCAACAAGTTTGAAGAACGGTTCGCACGGTAAGGCGTTCTATGTTGCTCTCAAGAATGTGATTGAGGCAAGATGGAAAGTGCGAATGGACTGGTCATCAATAAATGGTTACACAACTTCATCTCATTCTTGGGGCTACAAAGTTGATTGGTTGATGCGAGCGCAATTAGAGAAAGCCAATGTTGTAAAGTTCAGTTATCCAGACGAAGAATTATTACCTAAACGAAAAAAAGTTGATAAACCAAAACCGACAACATATCCAAATCCAGTTCCTCTTTATATTCCTAGAGAACTCATTGATGATTTCTCGTATCCATTCGTAGAACATTTTGTTGAAGATGATAATGATGATGAAACAGTTGGTGATAAAGAAATAAAGAAAAAACTTTATGAGATCTTCAGCAATGTAAAGCCTTTAACAAAAAAAAATCGTGGGGCAATAATTGAAGCACCTCACGATTGTCTAAAAAGTATTTACGATGAAGGAAATTATTATCAAGGTCTTGGCGACTTTGATACAAATGATTCGTTTTATAAAAAGTGTGAGCGATTTCTAAAAAACCTAAACGAAATAATGCTCACTCTTGAATTGACTAATGCAAGAAGAATCAGTTGATCAATTTGGTGAGAAGTCTTAAAACCTTTATAGAATAAGGCTCAAATGAATTAGGAGATGATGCGAAGGCGTGTATATAATTGACTTATCAAGTTCAAGAGGAGGACAAGATGGAAAAGTTAGTCAAAATAAATGACAGAGATTGGTCATATCGTGGATATGCAATTCACGCACAAAATCACAACACTTCTAAAAAAGGTGCAAAATATCAGTATCGGTTCAACACATACACAGTCGCAACACAAGATGAAATTGATAGACCGATGATGTTTTGGACAAAAACAATTAACAATGTAATGATGACAGCAAAATCTCATTACTCATTTTCGCTTGACGAAATAGTTAATAAAATTGATCAAATAGAATCTGCTAAATAATTAACCAATAACTAAAGTTCAAGAGGAGGACTAATGAAACCAGCAACTTGCTCAACTAAACAAAGTGATTTCGTAGAAAGCCTTATGGCTAAGTGGGTGAAACGCCACCGATCTTATATCTTAAAAAACAAAGAAAAGGCTTTTGAGGCGAAACAGCGTAACCAAGATGAAATTATGGATAATCCAGAACTAAGTTATGAAGAAAAGCATCGGATATGTTACGCCCAAATGATGCAACGAGTTGAATACTATGAAACCATAGTTTATGAATTAAGTTGTGATGAAGCCAGCAAAAGAATAAATCGCACGGTTAATAGTTTGCGTGATTTGACTTCTTCTGAAGCCTCGCAACTAATTAAGTTTCTTATATCTGAAGGTTGCAAAAATTGGCGTTACTAGAAGAGGCACGGCGTTGAAGAACCGTGCGACACCCATCGGGCATAGTTGATATACCAAAACAAACGACCTGAGGAGGTTCAAATGAAACAGATACCGAAACCAAAACACGGAAGCAAAGAGTGGCTGCTTGAACGGTGGCGAGATGAGCAAGGCAGATGCGTGTTCGGGGCTTCCGATATTCCTGCGCTGATGAACGCTTCGCCATACAAGACAAGAGGCGAATTGTTTGCAGACAAACTGAACGAACCAGTTGAGCAAGCAGAGTCAGCAATCTTTCGGCGTGGCAACCTGCTTGAGAAGCCGTTGCTAGAAGCAGCAGGCGAACAGTTGGGCTACACATTTCATACACCTGACACGATCTATCGTGATGGCAGGCTGTCAGTTTCGCTTGACGGTGTGGATTATGAGAGCGCACCTAGCATCGTGATTGAGGCAAAGACTTCCACACGGTATTCAATTCACGACTCATCTGATCTTCCTACCGAATGGTTATGGCAAGGCTGGGCACAGCAAGCGGTGTTGGGTTGTCCTATCTGGTTCAGTGTCCTTGACCGTGATCTAAAAATAAGTGTGGTTGAGTTGCCTGAGAACGCAGCAGCGATTGACAGCCTGCGTCTTGAAGCAGAAATCTTTGGTGAATGGGTTGATACGAACAGCGCACCTTTAGATGAGATCAATAATTTCTCTGCTGATGACATCGCACGAATCTTTCAGGTCGCACCGACCACGATTGATTTGCCGAACGGTGCAGGCGAGTGGGTTCTACAACTTGAGGAAGCACGAGCATTAGCAAAGCAGGCTGCTGAGCAGGAAGCCAAAGCGAAAGATGCGCTGGCACAAATGCTGTTAGGCAACGAGATCGGTTTGTTGAATGGTGTGCGAGTCGTATCGTGGAAACAGCAGTCTGGCAAACTATCGTTTGATTCTGTTCGTTTCAAGATTGAGCAACCTGATTTAGTTAAGCAATATGAGAAGCAAGGAAATCCCTACCGTGTGATGAGAACACACAGAGAGAAGGCAACAAAATGAGTAATGAAACAGAAGCAGTTATGTTGAAAGCGGTGCTGGAACAATACGCAACTCCAGACCCGAAAATCGTTGGAACAATTCCACGCAACGGAATCAATCTGGCGTATGTCAGCCACGCAGAAATCACTCGCATCTTGATTGAGATTGACCCGATGTGGAACTGGCAGCCGATTGATTGGGTTGATGGCAGACCTGCGATTCACGAAGCAAACGGTGTCGCAACAATGTGGGCAACGCTCACACTGTTAGGTAAATCATTGGTTGGTGTCGGTTCGGTTCGTGCCGATAAACCTGATCTTGACAAAGAACTTGTCGGAGACTTCTTGCGGAACGCTGCGATGCGCTTCGGTATCTGTCTTTCGCTTTGGTCTAAACAGGATTGGGAAGTGAAAGGAAATGTGGCAAGCATTTCTACGGTTCAACCTCGTAGAGCAGATCAGATGCAAGAGTCCAGAAACGCCCACCCTGCGAATGTTCAACCAAAAACCAGCCCTTCAGATGCGTTGAGAGATGATGAAATAGAAGCAGCGTTCACTACTACACCACCGCCAGCAGCGAAGATCGGGAGTTTGATTAGCGACAAGCAGAAAGGTTTAGTGTCATCGCTGGTCAAGGAAGTTGCTGATGGTGATGTGAAACCGATTATCAAAACTTTGTTCAGCAAAGAGAACTTAAACACGCTCACCACGAAAGAAGGTTCTGATCTGATTAAGCATCTGATGAGTATGAGAAAGCAATCATCTGATGAGCAGCCCTTCTGAGGAGTTGCAGATGGCTTACGAGTTTGCGATTGGTGTGCTGATTGATTCCGCCCGAAGGGTCGTGGTTTTTGATGGCACTGATCGTCAATCGTTAGACAATCTGCGTGAAGCCGTGTTCAAGTTCGGTGAGGTAAACGATTTGATTGCGAAGTTTTATAGTGAGTCGTGAGCATTGGTCGGAAGATGCAGCGTGTCGTGGCAAGGCTGCGAGTGTGTTCTTTCCTGATCACAGAGTTCTGAATGATCATCGTTACGATGAGGCTCTGGCTATCTGTGCAGATTGCACGGTGCGTCAAGAGTGTTTGGAGATGGTTATTGTGTTAGAGGACACTGATGATCGTTGGGGTGTGTTCGGTGGTTTGACACCGCCTCAGAGAGCGAAGTTGCGTAGAGAGTTGAAGGAGATGTTGAGATGAGAGCAAAACTTTGTGCGTGTTTAGTGAAGCGTGTTGTCCCTGTGAAGCCCTACTGCGGAGAGAAGTTAGACGATGATGATGAGTGAAGATCGCAAAGGTGATTGTCAAGGCAACAAAGACAAATGCAAACTCGCTGACTGCCCGAAGTTCGGCACACTTGGCAGACCAGCACGAGATGGCAACAGGCGAGTGAAGGGTTGTGCCGACCCGACTGCACGAGGTAAGCGATCACGCACGAAAGGATTAACGAAGCAGCGTGTCGCTCGTAAGCGTCTAGGTGTCGCACCGTCTAACAAGTTCGGTGATGGTAACGAGGAGATGTGGCAAGATGTTTTGTTTGCTAACGAGGTCAAAGCAGGCAAGCAGATCGGGGCTGCTGTAACGGCGTGGGAGCGTATAGAGGCTCAGGTGCGTTCTAACGAGGCTGATTACGGTTCACGCCGTAAGCCCACGAGAGCGATTCTGATGCCTGATGACTGGGGTAAGGAAGGGCTTGTGATGATCAGATTAAGCACTTGGGAGGAGTTAGTGCGCCCTGCGATGCACGAGTTCTATGAGGGAGGGGCAAGTGAATAAACCGTTCAGTCAGCAACATTATGATGAAGATGATCACGCCAAATATCAGATATTGGAATGGCTACGGACAAAAGGCTACAAGTGTGAAATCAACCCTGACCAATACGGGATAGACATTCTTGGAAGTCGTTGGGGAAAGAACTTTCAATTTGAAGTTGAGGTTAAACATAACTGGCACGGAGAGTTCTTCCCTTATGAGTGTGTTCATTTCTCTGCGAGGAAACGCAAGTTCGTTACCCTTGATGCCGATACTTGGTTTGTGATGTTGAATCACGAGCGCACACACGCTTTGTTTATTGATGGTGAACGCTTTATGACATCGCCGTTCGTGATGAAAGATACGAAGTATTCGGTCAATGAAGCGTTTGTTGAAGTTGATATTCATTGGGCTATATTTAGAAACTTGTTAGAGGTGTAGAGTTACACTTTAATTTTTAGAGAACGAAAACGAGAAGGATTTCATTTAGACCCGAACGAGTGCAATCGTTTGAGGTAACACACGGAGAGCGTGGGTAGTTCACGCTGTAAGCAATTATGGTGTGATGCACTGAATAAAGATATGGGAATCGCAAAGAGGCTATGCGATGGGGGTTTTTTCTTTTTTTTTCTTTTAGGTGCAATCATCAGTTGATCGCTTCTCATTTTTTTTTGAACTGGTAGAGTTAGAACATACGCCGACTGAGGCGAACGATGAGCGATTACGCCACGACCTGTCAAGGACAGAACAAAGAAAACTAATAGACCATATCCAAGCCAAGAAGGAGGCAAGGTGAACGGAGTTCCTGTGAATAAATTGTTGATTGTGTTTGTTGCAACTGTTATTGGTTGTGCGAGTGTTGCTGAGGCTGCTAACGCACCAGATCAGATCAAGCGTGTTGTGATGAGTCAGCACCCTTTTGATTATGTGCCTGAGGCAAAGCGGACTGTTCCTGCTTGGGCGAAGTGTCCTGAGTTTTGGAATCGGTTGCGTGATGCTGGTTGGCTTGAGAAAGATGTTGTGAAGGCTGACGCAATTGTTTGGCGTGAGTCTCGTTGCATTGCTTCGGCGCATAACAAGAATGACCCGAACACTGTGCAAGGTGTGAAGGGTTCGTTGGGCTTGTTTCAGATTAATTTGTTTTGGATTCAGCGCACTACTTATTATCCGAATGGATACCTTCAAACTGTTTTGAATCGTGATCTTGTTCCAGCAGATTTGTTTGATGTCGCTGTAACGATTGATGCAGCGCAGGCGTTAATTCGTTATGACAGGGCGAAGGGCGGTTGCGGTTGGTCTGCGTGGTTGGGCTGTTAAAAATGTGTCCGATAAAAAATTATTTTTAAGATTCTTTTTTGACCCATATAACATAAGGCTTTTAGAGTCTTTTAATTATCAGAATGATTGGGTGCGTGCGATGGCAGAGGCTTATAATTGAGTTATCAAGTAAACAAACAGTTTGTTTACTTGATAGTTCAAGAGGAGGACTTAGAAATGGAAAAGCCAAAGGTAATAGTTCCCAAAAAAGAATGGGAATATCGTGGAGTTAAAATAGAGTTTCGCAAACAACGAGCAAGAAATCATTTTTATTTTAGGTTTGATTCAGTAGCAACGCAGCAAGATCTGATAGTAACGATTTGTCCACCAACAATCACTGAGATTGACGGTATCAAATGGGTTACAAAGTCTTATCACCAGCACGGAATCATTGAGGGTGCTTGTAAGAAAATTGACCAACTGATTGAGTTCAGAAACCAACAATTAGTAAATAACCAATAACCAATAATCAAAGTTCAAGAGGAGGACTTACAAAATGGAAACACTAAATCAAGTAAAGCCAGAAGTAGGAATGTCAGTATCGTATGCAATCGGTTCTGATTCATACCATCAAATCATTATGCGAATCACACGAAATGGTAAGACGATAGAAACCCTTAACGCTGATGATGTTTTAGGTGGTCTTTCATATGAGAATTGGTTGGCAACTCCACAAAGTATTCGTTTGGCACATATCAACAATGTGCTTCAAAAGACACTTGCTTTCATTGAAGAAGAATACGAAAGACCGAATCCACAACTACGACACATCTTTACGCTTTGTTCAGATGGACATTACCGCAGCAAAGGAACACAAAGCGGAAGTCTTTATTTGAACAGCACTCACCAGTATTTTGACCCAAGTTTCTAATCAGATCAACCAAGAGGAGGACTAAGAAATGAACAAAATTGAAACTTTAGGAAACGAAGCAATGACATTAGCGGTTGCGATGTTGAAGAACGAATACAATGCAGCGCAGTCTTATGTCGCAGTGGCTCGTATAGAAAAAATCATCAAAGAAATCGGTGGCAGCCCAAGAGAACTTTTCTTGAACGCCGAAAAAGTAATTCAAACAAAAGGAGAAACAAAATGAAAATCACTAAACATTCACTAGACCACATAGAACTGATCTCAAGCGGAGACACAGCCCTATTTGAAATCAGGTTGATCGTGGCGATGCAGGACTGGTCAGATGAAGAAGCAGGCTTAGACGAAATGGGTGCGCTCAGTTGGCTTATGAACTTGCTAAGCCTCGCAGCATCAGGTCAGGACATAGAGACAGGCGCACAAGAGTTCCTGAAATCAATGATGACCCTCAACGAAGAACGAGTGCATCTATGCAAAGTAGAAAAAATTAACTACAACATTGACGAGATCGGAGAAACAAAATGAAACCACAACTATCCCTAACCATTTCGCTTGCATCAATCGCAGCCCTACTGCTTATGATGCTTGCACCAGCCGAAACCGAATCCACAACAGCAGGCTGGGTGGGCTACGGCATCATCATCGGGCTACTGCTCAGCGTGGCTCTCAGAGCATCAAGCACCTTGCTCTATCAACGCAGTTACAAACAATCCAAGAAGGCATACCTTAATCGCAGCCGATAGGCTCAAAGTCGTTCCCTGTGGCAATCTGCGCTTCGCTTTCTTTCCCCTCTTGAGCGTGAAGCCCTACCTGAAATGGTGGCACAGGGAATGTTCACCGATAAGGAAAGCAGAGTGTTATGACATTAAAAGATTTACAAAGTGCGGTAGCATTTTTAAGAAGACTAAGTGTTGGGCAGATGGAAGCAGAAGAACTGATAGCAACAGTTGAAGCATTAGAAGCAGAGATCAAGAAACGGAGAACCAAAAAATGAGCGAAAGTTTGAACGCCGAACTACAACACTGGCAAGCACGCACCGATGACCTACAGGTTGCCTTAGAGCGTGTGCGTGAAGAACGAGATCAGTTACGGATTGATCTGGAGACACTCCAGCACGGCTTTGACGCAGCCACACGGGAACTGGCGATGTTCAAGCAGATGGTTGATCGTATGCGAATCGCTATGTCGCAAGGCGCAGAACTCTAAACTTCGCAACCAAAAGCAAGAGGGAACACCAATGAGCAACTTCCTTAACATCAACACGCCCACCTTCGTTGCAGGACTAGACACAGGCTTCCTCTACGACACTGAACCATCACCGTTAAACGATCTGATTCCCGTTGAAGTCTTTATGTTCACTTCTATTCCTCAACGCTGCGGATTGTTCAGCGTGATGACCGAATACGGCAGCCAACACGCACGAGTCCCAATCCACTACCTGCGCTCACTCAACCAAACAAACCAAACCAATTACCCTCTGGACTGGATACAACTTTGGGATTCGCTCTCTTA